GTTACCGTCTGTCATGAAGGGCACAAAATAAACGCCCTCACTCTCCCTGTTTTTATACCCGCCGTACACGGTGTCGTATTGGGTAGCGTATGTATTTTTCCAGTAATACGTCGTGTCACCACAAATCCACGGCACATCTGCAGCGCTGCCACCATGGCACTGCGCGTTAAACACGGAGAGGTCAGCACGAAACTGTGTCAGCATGGCTGTAAACAGCGCAGGTTGCTGTGCGTGGGTGGCGGCGCTCATGTCAAACTCACCCTGCATCCAGCAGACGGCCAGCAGAACGTTTTTGGGATTTTTCTGCAATGCCGCTTTTGTGCGGGAAATCAGATCCTGATATAACGGCTTGCCCACCCCCCAGCGTGCCGAATCCTGACTGGCCCCCGTGGACTCGCTGAATGTCCCCTCCGCGCCCTGGGTAAATGCCGAACCACCACGACAGCATGGTACCAGCAGGATCCCCGCGTTATTCGGGATATACGGGAGCAGTTTTTTGGCAATATGTAAACCCTGGCCGACACAGCCGTACTGCCCTTTGCTCAGGTCAGCCCTCGGATGATTCAGCGTACTCATATCCTGCACATCATGCAGACAGTGGTCAGCCGGAATAATATCGTTATATCTGCAGGCAGCCCCGCCCGGCGTAACTGTACTGCGGCGCGCCAGCTGTTTAATGCGCGGATCCGGAGCATCGTATGAATCCGGCAGCGGAAGCCCTTCACCGTAAGCCATGGCATTGGACTGCCCGGCCAGTACGATGACGTAGTACCAATCCGGCTCAGATGAAGGGCCGACCTGTGGCTCTCCTTCAATAGCCACCGCCTGCATCAGTGTGTACGGCGTAATGGCAACCGGTCCGCCGTATGGCTGCCAGCCCTCTTTCAGTTTGTGTGTCAGCTTTTCCGCAAGGTCTGACGGCGACGCCGCCCTGACAACATCATAATGTTTAATCGACATCGAATTTCTCCCGTGTAGAGGAACAGAGTTAAAAAGCCGGAAGCGGAATCAAATCACAGGATGACCATCTGCCAGTGGCTGGTCGTAAAAAAAAGGCCGCGCCATGCGCAGCCGAAAATAAAGGGATAACGATGATAGTTTGAGAAAAACAGAAATAACACTTTTGTGGCAAAGCATGGTGCCGGGTGCCTCCCGGTGAATTCAGTATCAGCACCTGAATCCGCGATTACCCCATATTCCTTCTTGCTGATTGCCCCACCGCACAGGGGGATTCACCATGCAGAAGTGTTTTTAATAAACAGCAAACAAAAAAATCAAGCATTATGCAGGCTGTTTCTTTTTATCACCGGCCACAGCAATACCATAATGCCGCAGACCAGCACCCCATCCGCCAGCACCGACATGATTCTGCTGGTGAAATCCACCATCACCACCAGAAACAGCAGGAGTGCAGCCACAGTCAGGCGCAGTTTTACCGTCACAGGTAATTCTCCAGACGAAGACCCAGAACACCGGCAATCTCTTCCAGCACCTTGCGCTCTTCCGGCTCAATTTCGCCGTCTGCCTCCGCAATGGCCACCGCCACATCCAGCACATCTTCCGCTTCACGCGTATCGTGTTTCACATCCTCAATCTCGCGTAACGCGGCACGACGACCAATTTTAAAATTGGTATCCAGCTGACCGATAATAGTTGCGCTAATCGCATTAATTTCCGAGGTAAACGCAGACAACGCAGGCTGATTACGTAAGACCTGTTCGATCTTCGCTTTCTCGGATGCCTCGCATTCACCATCTGCATAGGCCACCAGGTATGCAGCGTTAATCACCGCCTGTGCCAGATCGCGTTTCTCAAACTTTTTAATTTCCGCTGCCGCTCTGCGGGTTTTCTTTTTGAAGATTCCAAACATCGTGACGTTCCTTTGGGTGGGTGAGCCAACGCCCGGGAGCGATCTGCCCACAGAGAAAGTCACACTGACCACTCCGTAAGCTCACCCCCGAAAGGCTCTGTGGTTGATATGCGCCGGGCGTGGCGCAGATACAAAAAAGGCCCGCCGAAGCGAGCCTGGAAAATAAGTGTGGCGCGTTGTAGTGGAGTCGAACCACTGACCGATTGCTTAGAAGGCAATTGCTCTGTCCGGCTGAGCTAACAACGCAGAATACCGATAATGGACCGCCATCGGGGACCCGGCCCCGCACCAACAACCCTGTTATGGTGTCGTCTGCTCTTCCTGATAAGCTAATGGCGGTTTGTGATGGTGGCCCTTGCTGGATTTGAACCAGCGACCTGGCGATTATGAGTCGCTCGCTCTCACCACTGAGCTAAAGGGCCGGGTCAAAAAATAATAATCAGATGAAAATCAATAATCAAGCCCTTGCCTGGATACATATCTGTCTGGCGGGAAGCCATAATAGCGGTGAAATACAGAAATAAAGTAGGACCGGCTTGAATAACCACATTTTTCTGCTACAGCCTGTCCATATCCATACCGGGAACATAACATATTTACAGCAACACGCATCCGCTCTTCCAGCAACAAGCGACTGAACATGCCCCCTTCATTTTTCAGTTTTGTCTTTAACAAACTCTCACTCATATGCAACTGTAGAGCAATCGCACCAAGCGTCCAGCTTGCTGATATATCTGTCTGAATTATCGCCCTGACTTTGGCACTTATGCTGGATAAACATCCACTTAAAAACAATGACATCCGTTCATCTGTTTCAAACAGAGACAGGCAGGCCATCATAAGAAACATATCCGTGACCTCTCCGGAAAATCCCTGGCTGGTAATTAAAGCCGCAGCCAACGCAGGATTGTTGGGTTCCAGCAACAGGTAAAGCGGAATGTCAGTCAGACGAGTCCTCGTCAGCTTATGCTGACTTTCCAGATATTGACTTACGACGGATTCGCTTATATCGACAATTTTAACTTTGCCATAATGCATAAGGAAAAGCTCCCTGATGCATTTGGTGGCCAGAACGACTGAGCCTGGCTTAAGTGACAACGTATCCTTTTCAAGAAAAATATTAATTGGGGAGCAAACCATGATAACTGAACAGACAACAGCCATTATAATTTTACTTTCATTAGCAATTGGTTAGCTCAATTATAGCCCCAAAAGGTAAATTATCATCAACACATAAGCAAAGGACTGACAGGTGCCGCCCCCCCCACCAGCCGCCCATTTACCACAAATAAAAAGCCTTCAGGACTGAATGCGTCTGTAACAACCGCACTGATAGTCTGCCAGACCCGCCATAACCAGCTGGGTCAGTATTAACTGGCAGCGTTCGCGTGAAAGGTAAGTATTCTGCGCAATCTCCCCGACTGTCGCCGGTTCGGTAACGCTTAATTCATTAAACACCACTCTGGCGGTTTCTGTCATATCCTGCTGTTTTAGCATGTCTTTTTCCCTTTTCCGGTTAACGTGACATACCAATAACTCTTGTCGAAAAAGCCAGCAAGTTGAAAGACCGGTATTAGCAACCACCAGCGCGTTTAACGCCCCGTGCCGTTTTTCAGTCATAAAAAAACCCGCAAAAAGCGGGCTCTTTCAAATGTCCATGTCTGCTATTCGCCTCGCGGTACAGCTTTGCGAAGCTTACCGGAATTGAAGCAGTTTTTACGTCAAAAAGCAATAACTTTTTTCTCTATACCAAAAGCCATAACCATTGGTTTGTACAAAATAAATTCTGCCACCTTTAGCCAATGCTCAATGCGTCTTTCACAGGTTCTTAAACTCCATTCCGGATGTGCATCATTCAGCAATTCAGCCATTTTGCGCTTAGTCATCCCCCGCCCCACATAACGCTGACTCAGAACATTGAGCAGCCCGGGATAACCTGCCAGTACTTCACCAATAACCCTGTCGATTATTAACGCCTCTGAATCGGTACAATGTGCCAGCCAGCTTTTTTGATTGCCGTTGATCATATCCCGCAAAAAAGCCTCAAGTTCAGGTTTGTCCAGACCCGCTTTTTTCATCCTCCGGAGCGCCTCGTTAATTGCCGTTTTTGTCAGCTTTTTAGAGGTCAGTAATTGGTTGAACATATTTCCCGTCTTACCGTCGCCAATATACGACCAACGCCCCCACATACGCAGTTTCCCCTGGATCCAGACACTTTCCAGCGTTTTCAGGCGTAAATGCTCACCGCTTTTGCCTGTAATTTCCGGGTATATCATATTTATGCTCACTCACTTTCAATTTTGTAAATCTTCACGCCCAGCCGCCCACCAGAAACGAGCTGGCCGCGCACAATATTGATTTCATCAAACTGCTCGTCGTCTATGAGAAGTCCGGCATGCGTCAGCGCATCCAGTGGTGCTTTCAGGATATTGTCCAGGTCACGACGGCGCTTATCCGGTGGCTCTGCAATAATCTTTATCGCCAGCCTTCCGGACAGGTTTAATTTCAGCCGCTGCTGGCGAACAATAAGTGCCACATCCCGGCGATAACGCTCACCGGCTTTTGATACAAAATATGTGCTGCCACGACGTCGCCAGTAGGTGTTCACCGTCGGCGGGTAAGGCAAAACAAACTCTATACGCATCAGTAACCTCTTTTACCCGAGCACGCCGGTTGCAAAGGCGTGATCAAGAAAACGAAAAATTAAATCAACCTGGGAACCATGCTTTTCTTCGAACGCCAGCGGATCCGCATGAAGCTCGTTGTGATGCTCCCGACACAGCGGTAGCGTGAAAATATCGTGGGATTTTGTTCCCATTCCGCCCTGACCATGACCAATCAGATGATGAGGATCGTCCGCTGGCTTACCACAACACGCACACGGCTGTGTCTTTACCCAGCGTGTGTATTTCTCATTTACCCAGCGGCGACGTTTAGGTCGTTTCATGAAGGATTCCGGAGACTCCGGATCAACGGCAATGCTGACCACCGTCTTTTCCTGTGGTGGGTTCTGTTGCTGGTGGGTGTGAGGCGGTAGCGCAATATTTTTTGTGCGCTGCTTCAGTATGCTGGTGGCGGTCTGTTCTCCCGGTATGATGTCGCTTTCACGGTATACGGAGCGGATTTTTTCCGCCGGTAATCCCAGAGAACGACGCGATACTGCCTCAGGTAATGCGTCCACCACCTGATTGCAGACTGCCCACCAGGATAATTCAGCCAGCGATAATTCCCGTTCCTGTATGCCATTCATTGCGTGGCGGATGACGTCAATCATCCATGCTGACAGGTTTTGTTGAGCAAGTTGCTCAAGTGATTCGGATGTCTGGTCGCGCAGCTGGTTGTCGCAGTGCCAGCACAACACCATCGCGCCGGTACCGTAACGATGTATGACAGTTTCGCTGTGATGATAATCACCATGAGGCCACTGGCAGGATTTAACGTGACGTAATAACCAGTCAGACAGTGCACCAGCGCCACCAGCAGCACGAATCACACGCTCATTGCTGAAAAATGGCAGTAATGATTTATCTTCCGCCAGCGGCTGGCGAACGGCAGGAACGACCCCGGACGGCAGATTACGCATGCTTTTCGGTTCAGACTCCACCAGCACCCTGCCGCCATGAAATACCCGCATGGATTCACGGCCTGGCTTAACGATAACCAGACCGAGTTCCGGTACCAGAACAGGTCGAAGTAATACCCGCACATTACCTCCAGATCCGTTGCTGGAATGTGCGGGACGGACGCGGTGGCCGTTCGGAGTAAGGGAGCCTGACGGAGATTATCCAGTGACGGTAGTCGAGGCTAAGGGCTTTTTTAACCTCGCATCCGCGCCTGCGGTAACACTGAATGAGCCATTCGGCCTGTTCTTCAGTGCATGGGGGATGCTGGTACCAGTCAGATTTGAATGCGTGAAAACACCGTCCGCGCCTGCTGGCAAAGACAGCAGAATCATCAGAATTGTATAATTTGGTATCGTGCGCCATCGGTTGTCTCTGCTGGCGCAGCAGGTGCCAGTTGTTCAGGCTGGCGTGCGAATTGTAAACCAGAATGCCAGGAAAAAACAAAACCCGCCGAAGCGGGTTAAGTGCGGGTGCGTTGAGGATGCCTGATTCATCAGAGGTGGCGAGGGATTTCTCCCCCGCCAGGTCTCTTACTCCTCTGGTTCGTAAGCTGTGAAGACAGCGACCTCCGTCTGGCCGGTTCGGACTCGTACCTCGCAGAGGTCTTTCCTCGTTACCAGTGCCGTCACTATGACGGTTAAACAGATGACGATCAGGGCGATTAACATCGCCTTTTGCTGCTTCATAGCCTGCTTCTCCTTGCCTTTCGGCACGTAAGAGGCTAACCTAGATTTGCCGTTCATAGATTGAGCCTCAGATTAATGTTAAGCGTCTTGCAGGACGCGTAATGTTAACTGGGGCTTTTCTCTATCTGCCGTTGGTGTTCATGCCCGAGGCAGATAGCCTCAAGCACCCGCAGCTATTCTACTTAACTTCCCATTACCTCGCCAATATGAAATCGGTCAGAAAGACAGACGTCCCATAAGGACAACAACGGAAAAAGAGATTTTGCTTGATGCTATTTACCTCTGCACCATGAAGTTGCGCCAAAATCCCAGTGGTGATAACAGGAATTTGGTTGTTGGTGATTGGGGAAAGAAGTACGTTAGACTGTGGGTTAGTTCATTGACATGATAGTTACCTGCCTTCAATTTCCTAAGCAAGCGATGTAAACGATAATCAATATCAAATGTATTGACAGGTAAAATAATAACGATGTACCTTTGCTGATAACATATATCAGTCTTAAATCATAATGGAGGTAGATAAAATAACTAAACACACACAACAAATTTTTTATCAGTGACATAGCATATCTTAAGCATCCTTTAATGCTCATGGGGAGAACGCATGACTAAACATATGGACATTCATTGTCAAACACGCATATTTAACTCAATTAACCATGACACCAAATATAAAATATGTATTTTTACTCCAAAAAACATTAAAAAAATAATGCAACTCTTTATATACTTGATGGGAATAGTGCCAACAATTACATTTCTGATATTCTGCCTGTTATTGATGCACTACCCAATCCACCAGTGTTAGTTACACTTGGTTATGAATCTTGGAATAACCTTAGCATTCATCGCCGTGCTTACGATTATACTCCTGATGGTGAAAATGCTATTGTTGATAACTCTAAACCAGCATGGATCTACTTTACTGGTGGAGGAAGCCAGTCTTTCCGAGAATTATTACTAACTCAGATCATGCCATGGGTTAGTACTATTGCTCCGAACAGTTCCAGAATCGGTATATGGGGGCACTCGCTAGGTGCTATTTTTGTGCTTGATTGCTTAAAAAATAATTCATGCTTTAACTATTATTATATATCTGCACCATCACTTCTATGGCAGAATGAAAGAATCATCAAGATAATTAAAGATGATATATCAGAATCAAAGCACACTAAAAGTATATGCTTGCTTAACGGAAATCTTAGCCTTGATTACTCCGCATCTTTATATCCTGAAGCCATCAAAGCGGAATCTGTTTTGAGAAATATTTTGACAGAAAAATACAGTAATTTTTCTATTGTACAATTTCCAGAGCTCAATCATCAGGAGACTTTCTCTGCTGCACTCTGGAATAGCATTATTCATTTCAGCATATAACAGAAAATATGTAATCACTTTATCAATCTAGCTAACATAACTGATATCAATCCTAATGGGTCTTTGAACATATTAAAAGATAACTTCTCATTTGTACATTGTTGTGTTCTTAGACCCATTTCAAAAATACTATTTTTTAGATACTAATAATTACATCCATTTAGCTATCTTCTAAATACTCCTCTCAGTTTCTTCATTGGAGCTGATTCAACTCCGGCAATGCATACTAGGATCATTTTATAAGCATACAAACAACATCCAGACTGTGAATTATTGCTATTCATTTTCTATGTATCTGCTCTTTTCCCATCCACTGAAACACCAGAATCCAAAGGTTTCATGTTATTTTCACTATTCCATCATTACTCCTGTGTAAAATATCAAAACTCGCTGCATCACTTCACCGTTACGGCACTCACTACAAATTATGTTCAATTGCCTGTCATAGCGGCGTATTTCTCCGTCTGGTAATGACCAGATAAGGTCAGGATCAACCACAACCGGTTTCTTCAGTTTTGCCCTCGATAGTTTTTTGCGGGCGTTTTGCCAGTCCTTACGAGCCTGTTCAGATGGGAATAACCCGTAACCAGAGTTGTATACATCGCCACTGGCAACCAGCTCTCTGGCAAGAACGCTCATCAGATATCTTGTCGCACCTGTCTTGGCTTCCAGTTGCCGTAACGTCTCGCGCCCACTCCGGCGTACTAGCTCAACAACCTGCCCTTTAATTTTTTCCCGCTCTTCCTGTGTAAATACTTTTGCCATAAGCGCCTCCGGCAATCACTTTTCCGATACAACACGGCGGGAAGAATCAGTAATCTGTCGAACAATATCCCGGTGCTTGTTCAGCTCCCGCAGCGCGGCGCAGACTCGCTCCCACTTCTGAACATCACTTTTCGCCCTGCGCAGCGCCAGGTTTGCCCTGCGAAGGGACGGAAAAATCAGCTCATCTGCTTGCGTTTCGGTAAACGATGGCAACGGCTGCACAATGTCCGCCACAGTTTCTGTTTTAATTTCTTCCTGTGTTGCGGCTTCCCGGACTGGTAACGCAGCACCTGCTGGCTGAGGAAAGGCCTTACCATCACTTTCCGTTACCAGCGCGGCTTTCGGCTCTGCTGGTAAATTATCGCCCGGCATGCAGTAACGAAATTTACCGTTCTGATTAACGCGTGCCAGCCGCCCCGTTGCGGTTACCACCGCCAGCGTGGAAGCAACCTTGCGAGTACTGACACCGAACTTACCCGCCAGTTCCTCACACGTTTTAGCCCCATCCTGACCGATAAACTCAATCATCATGTCTGCGGTAACTTTTTGTTCGACCTCCCCGGTCAGCATATCCTGTGCTTCAGATTTTACTGGCCGCTCTTCGGTTACCCGGGATTCACCTTCGCCAGCCAGAAACCAGGTGTGACCAGTTTTATCAACGACGCCATTTATTTTGAGTTCCCACAGCTCGTTGACAGCCTCTTCACGACTGATTCCAAGGCGAGCTGCCACCACATGTGAAGAGGCTTTTTTCAGTGCTTTCAGTGCGTCAGATACGGTTTCCATTAAAATTTCCTCCGGACAAAATTACTTCACAACCCTCATATTGCTGACATTTGGACGCCAGCTATCCCAGTTAAACGTCACTCATCGACCACCGTTCATGGTCATGCGGTCCATAATCCTCTCACCAAGAAGTGTACTCATTGCGGCATGATTCAGGTTTGTTAACATCCCGACACTGCACAGTGATGCTGTCCGGCGATCAATTATCTGGTGTAATACCACCTGCTCGTTTTTCGTCTCCCGCTGAACGCCTATTTCATCCAGGACCAGCAAATCAACACTGCAAAGCTCCTGTAAAAATTTTTCCCCGGATTTGCCGTTGTCGTAGCTGTCATGCAACACGCTCATGACATCAGACACGGTGACGATAATCACGCTGCGCCCCTTCGCCATCAGCCGGTTACCCATCGCCGCTGCAAGGTGATTTTTCCCGGTGCCGGTTTTACCGCTGAACACAAAATTCGTGCACCCGGTCATCAGTTCGTCAGCTATGGATTTGGCCTGGCTCAGCGCGTATTTTTGCCCGTCGTTCTGCACCTGATAATTCGCAAACGAGCATTTGCTGTGCAGAGGCTGGATGCCCGAACGATTCAGGATTTTTTCCACCCGCAACTGGTGATTCTGGCGGTTAATCTCCTCGCTGCGTTTTCGTCCTTCAACAAGTTGCCATTCCCGCCACTCCTCCACCGTCCGGTACGGTGGAACCGACGCCTGTGGTGCAAGTCTGCGAATACGTTCAAGAACCCCGGCTGCCGCAATGTTTTTCATGCCACATCACCCCCTGAATCCCGGCGGAATTTCGGTATCCGGTTCAGAAATATGATTCACACAACGCTGGTTGTTCGTGCCGCTTACCGGGAGCAACCAGGGGTTTTCAAAATTCCGGTCCGGCCCAAAAAACGTCGTCGCTCGCTGAACAAATTCCGTTCCCGTTTTCCCGGTAGCCGCCAGGTATCTTGCGTAACGCCTCACACCATCCAGTATGGCCTCTGGTGGCACCCCCTCGCGTAATCTGGCCTTCCAGGCACTGAAAGCGGATTTCTTCGGGTTTGCCCCAGCACGCAACGGGTATTCCCGCCAGACCTGTTCGAACACATCCGGATAATCCACTCGTCCCACAGGCTGCCCGGTGTTTTCCGGGACTACCCGATCGGCTTCCCGCTGAATGGCGGAATCGGCTTCAGGCTGCTGCAGTTGGTGTGATTGCTCCGGCCTTGCGGTCATCACCTGCTGCACAGCGCCCGAATCGGCTTTCAGCGCATACGCTGAATCGGCTTCAGGTGTCGTGCCTGCTGGCTGACCAGGATTGACGGTCTGAACATCCCCTGCCTGGTTCGTGGCGTTTTTTACGCCATGGACCATAGTGTTTTGATCTTCTTGATCTGTATCTTTATCTGTATCTTTATCTGTATCTTTATCTGTATCTTTATCTGTCGTGACTCGTCGTGACATGTGCGTGACATTTCGTGACGCGCCGTGACAATCGCCATTTTGTTCCCGCTTTCTTTCCCTCTCTCGCTGCGCCCTCTTGCGCTCTGCAGGAGATTTTGCGGTTTGCGAAATATTGCCGTTGTCCTCTTTAAGCACCTGGCGTTTTTCCCATCCAGTGATTAAATCACCATCAAGTACCCGCCCCTGCATCGTCTGCAAAATTGAATCAATTACCTCTTCTGTCACGTCGAGCGCACTTGCCAAATCTTCTGTCGTGACATCAATGTGACCTCGCGTGACATTTCGTGACGCGCTCACCAGGAGGTGGATATACACTGCCATCACTGTTGCAATTGGCTGCCCTGACACCCTGGCAATTGTTCGCCACTTAGGGTCATTTGGCATGTCATGCCATAATCTGAGCCAGGCGTTAGCCATACTCACCTCTTCTGATACCGAATCTTTTTACTCACGAGTTGCCGGAAGCGATTCGATACGGCTATTGTCAGTCAATGTACTGCCACAGCATTTCCTGCCGGGCCACCACGGTTCATCTGATTGAAACCGGCGATTGCCACTGCGACAAAATCATCAGCGTCTCTCACCAGTCGCTCCCGCGTCTCCACCAGCTCCCGAAAATAAGCTGAACTGTGGCTGCGCATTCTGGCCACCAGCAAAGGTGGCATTGCCTTTTCGATCGCTGGTAACAACGCCTGAATTTTTTCAACTGCATCAGGGGTGTCTTTCTCTACCCAGCGGAAAATTTTCTGGGTATTGCGAGCCAGGGCTTCCGGATGGCTGTCGTCATACAGTTCAGGAAACGTCATACCCAACTCAAAATAAGCCTGGGTTATTCCAGCTGCTGGAACTTTTTCGCCATCAGGACGCGCCCAGGCATTCATCGCCATGCGGATGTGTTCATGCTTGATTTTCATGAATCAAGCTCCTAGTAAGTGGTTGTGTTAACGTTTTGGTATCTTCCAGCTCGGGCCAAATATTCATCCAATCAAAAGGCCTTAGTTGCTGACGTGTAACTTCACCATTACTGGCTCGCTCAATAAGGACACATAACGATGCCCCTAACATTTGACCTTTACTCAATGCCTTTCTTAGATAACCGATGCTAGTACCACACTCACATGCAAACATACGCTGTTCATCTGACGAAAGAGAATTGAGAAATATTCTTAATTCTTCCATAGCTACTCCTTAGTAAACACAGCAAGAAAACCTACAGGTAAACAAAAGTCAATACCCTTGGGTTGTTTACCTTGCGGTAATCGCATCTATTATTTACCTATGGACAAATATGAATTTAGACGACAACAACTCATCAAAATTCGTGATGAGAAATGCGATGGTAAAGCGGTTAACGTGGCCAGAAAGATCGGTCGCGAGCCTTCTTATGTATCAAGAATGTTGTACCCAGAGGGGAAAAAAGGAAAAAAACGGATCGCTGATGATATGGTGGAGATTATAGAAGAGTCCTTTGGGTTACCCCGGGGATGGATGGATGGTATCGTTTCATCATCAACGAACACAGCCTCCAATTATGAAACAAGGGTTCTAACGCCACGACAACGTATTTTTTTAGATCTCTTAGACGAACTGCCAGAAAGTGAAGCGGATAACTTATTAAAAACTCTTGAAGAGAAAAAACAGTATTACAATATGATCTACGAAGAAATCCGTAAAAAGAAAGCACAAAACGCATCATAACTCACCAAACAACCAGTCACCAGTTAAGACACATCAAAAAAATTACCCATGGGTATTTACTTTTTAAATACCCATGGGTATCCTTCCTTTCATACCAACCCACCCCGTCCCACAGAACGCAGGGCAATACTTCGAGTTACCAGGCAGTGGTCAGGGGGTAAGTAGCCAGCCCGAGGCGTAAGAACATGACGGCAGGGTTCAACTTTAATAACTATGCAGCAGGTTTTTGTTCCGCTACCCCGGCGTTAAGGGGAAATGAGGTCAGCATGGATACTATCGATCTTGGCAACAGCGAATCTCTGGTATGCGGCGTGTTTCCCAACCAGGACGGTACGTTTACCGCGATGACGTATACCAAAAGTAAAACGTTTAAAACCGAAGCTGGCGCGCATCGCTGGTTAGCAAGAAACTCCGACTGATGAGGTTGACGATGGAATTTAAAGATTTACCTCCTTCAATCCAGGAGATTGCAGCACACACACTTCGTCATCGTCTGAACGAACTTGAATTGGAATCGGTAACGAAAAAAGACACTGATAATATGGCTCGTAATGTGCGCGATGCGTTTACCGGATTGTATTT